AAAAGAATCATTAAGGGCTATACACACAATGCGGATGGCCGGACTTTAAAATTATGAGCAAAGTTGTTTATCAAAGCGCCTCGGGAAGAGAGGTGTACTTTGAGAAGGTCGATGATGAGACAATCCTCGTGACCAATACTCCAAGAAAGAAAAGCAAAACGCACGATAGGTGCGGACGCTTGACGCTACAAAGTGTAGTAAAACTTACTTTTCATGGCGGCCCGTACCTATATCAACACATGAAAATGTCGTTGATTAGTCCGGAGTTTGCCAATATGTACGCAGACATCATAGTATCAAGAGGTGGTAGAACTAAAAAGGGGTGGTACATCCACTGCTACAAACGTTATTAAAAATGATTACAAATAAATCTTTACCCAAACACATCAAGGCTGTAGACACATCCAAGATGTCCCGCAAAGAGTGGGAGCAGTTTCGTGGAACCCTCACTACGCTGGGAGGCTCTGACGTGGGAACGTGCATCGGTCTAAACCGGTGGAAGTCCAACGTAGAACTGTTCTACGAGAAGCTCAAGCTATACAAGCGAGAGTTCCATGATTCAATCCCAATGATGATGGGACGAGAGCTGGAAGGCACGATTCGTCGACTGATTGCCTACTATGACGTTGAGAACCCAGAAACGTTCTTAGACAATTATCACTCTGGGAACAAAATCAATACGGTACGCCAGCGACATGCCACCTTCTTTAATGACGAGTGTCCTGAGCTTCATGCCAACATAGACGCACTGATAAAACTTCAGGGCCGAGAGGATTGGGGCGTGGCCGAGATTAAATATCAAAGCGGTCAGGCTACACGGATTTGGGAGAACGGAATTAATCCGTCATACATCGCTCAGTCTATGGCCTACATGCGTGTGCTTGGGCTCAAGTATGCCGTGCTCGTACTTATCGAAGATGCCAACCAATGGAACGTTCATGTCATTGAATGGGACGAGGAGTTGTGGAATCGTTTCTATCCTACCATTAAGGAGTTTGTTGAGCAGCTGTCCATGGCAAAGGCAATGATTGAAGACTCTGTCGATGAGTCGGAAAGATTCCAATTAGCATCATCGTTTGAGCCCACTGCTTACGAAGAGCAGGCGAAGCCATACGAAGCGTTTCTTTCTGACTATGCCAAGACTCGTGACAACGAGCTTGTTGTGGAAGGAGATGAAGAAATGCTGAAGATTGCCGTAGACATAGTTCAGCGAAGCGAGGACTTGAAGCGAGCCGAAGAGCAACTACGACATCGGAAGAACCTTGTCAGAAAATATATGCTAGACAATGAGGCGCAAGTTATTACCTTTGGGGATGCCGGTAATATCACCTACCGGACTCAATTAAGGTTCAATATCAAATTATGAAAGACGTAAAATTTGCAGCAGAAGGCGTGTTTGTCGGGAAGGTAAACACAACTTCAATCGGTGCGGGCGCCGGAAAGGGCATCGTGTTGGTAGACTTTGTAATCAACAACAGCATCCAAGATAACCGTGGAGTTGTCAAAGAACAGCCCCTAAAGATTACCGCCTACAACAAAAATGCCGCACTATTAGATGCAGTAAAGGTTGGTGATACGGTAGTAGTGAATGGATACGTGCGTGGCAAGTATAACGATGGGAAGGACGAGTACTGGACTAACCTCGTGATGCAAACCATTCGCATCCTATAAAAGAAATGGGGGCCGAAGCCCCCACATCCCCTTACCAATCCAAATCAAACACTAACCACAGTGCCTAATTCTTACTACAAATATATGGAATAATTCCATTAAAACAAAGTTGTATGAGCAGTATTTTAGAAAAAGTTGTTCTTGATGAGCGTTTGTCGCTCAAAGCCAAGGGTTTATTTGTTCTTATGTATTCGCAAGGAGTGCGAGTACGCAAGGCTATAGCCGTGTCAAAGGACGGTCGTGATGCGCACTATGCCGCCTTCTCCGAGCTTCAGGAGTTTGGGTACGCCGAGCACATCGTTTATGCGGAAAATCCGGACACAAGTTCAAACACGTGTACGGAAAATCCGGACACAACACCAGAAGTGCGTACGGAAAATCCGGAAATTGACGTGGTTTGTACGGAAAATCCGGACACCGTGCAAAAATCCGTCTCCCCCCTTAGCAATCCCCCCTCCCAAAAAGATAAAGAAAAGACTACTACAAGTAGTAGTCCAAAAGAAAGAGAAAAAGGGTTCAGAGCACCAAAGCCCGAAGAGGTGGAGGAGTACATGACCGAACGCCGGTGGAAAGACGCCAAGCGCCAATCCGAGGCATTCATCGACTTCTACTCGTCCAAGGGCTGGATGATTGGCAAAAACAAGATGAAGGAGTGGAAGGCTGCGGTCCGGACATGGGAGCGCCATGGTGACGTGGAGCGAACCGAGGAAGCACAAGACCCACGAATTGCCCGTCTGTTCGAGATAGACTGGAACAGCCAGCCAGACGAACGTGTCGTCAAGGCGTCTGTCTTCTGTGTCGCCAACAAAGTGCATCCGCCAAAAGCCTTAGCCAAACGGTACTTTAACAATCTGGGCCTGCTGTCTAAATTCAAGGACGCATGCAAAGTCGAAGGTGTTGAACCCAAAATGCTTTCTGCCAAATGAAAGACGAGCGTTTTGTAAACCTAGACGAGCACCTACGCACCATCGACCTCAAGCGCAAGGGCAAACTAAAGATGGGTCAGACCATCGGCGTCGAGCCATTTGACAAACACATCCAACTCAAGAAGGGTGAACTCACGGTGATTGCCGGACACGCCAACGCAGGAAAGACCACGGTGATTCTTTGGTACATGCTTGTAAACACCGTCAAGAACGACACACGGTGGCTCGTATACTCTTCTGAGAACGACGCATGGATTCTGATAGACAAACTGATTGCAATGAAGCTTCAGCAGCATACAGAGGACGTGAGCGACATGGAATTCTACAAGGCCAGGGATTACATCCTAGACCATTTCCGATTCGTTGACGACACCAAGACCTACACTGCCTACGACCTCCTGCAGCTGGCCCGTGATATTAAGGATGAGTGGGACTATCAGGCACTCTTGCTAGACCCATACAACTCAATCGCCAAAGACAGGAAGATGTATGCGGAGCTAGGCGGACACGAGTACGACTATCGTGTTCTTGGAGACATCCGAATCTTCTGCAAGCAGACTGGAATCGCTGTCTACATCAACGCACACGGCGTGACTGAGGCGCTCAGGAAGGTGCACACACGTGGAGATGAGTACATGGGCTATGACCTAGAGGGTCATCCTCGGCCATTGGCGCAAGCAGACATTGAAGGGGGCTCAAAGTTCTCGTCTCGTGCCGACAACTTCTGGTGTGTACACCGATATACACGGCATGAGAGTCTATACAACTACACGCTAATCCACGTAAACAAAGTCAAGGTAACCGAGACCGGTGGCGCACCCACGTTCTTTAATGACCCGGTAAGGCTACAGATGCGAATGGGCGGTACGTTCCTAATAGACGACAGATACGACCCGTTAGGAAAGACATCTCGAACCGAGGAGATTATCATCACAAGCAATGAAGACGACATATTCTAATGGATAGGGCAAACGAACTTCTACTGCTGGCTCAGGAGATGGAACTAGGGCAGGCCCAAGGATGGGTGGCTGAATGGGCCTCAAAAGCCAAAGGCGAAAGCCAAGACAAGCTAATTAACTTACTTACAATACTTCACCGAACTCAATCATCACTTCAAACACTTCGATATGAAATATCCACACTCCAACAACAGGTCAACCTTGACAGAGCAAGAATTACGGCAGCGACTGAGGATGCAAGACGATGCCGAGAGGAAGCTGATAGCCTTCGAAGAAGCATTGAAGAAGCACTCTGACTATACAGATATGCGGATTAGACTCAAGGGTGGATTCTTCCTTGTGGGAGAAACCTTTGTTACGCCAAAGGGTAAGTTCCAAATTATGGACATTGACAGCGGATACAATGAATCCATTGGCAAAAGAGATTGGTTACTAACGATTGAAAACTATAACAATTTCGTTAGAATGACCATATGGTACAGCGACCTGCTACAACGCTACGAGGCAGGGCAGGCTGTGTTAATCACGTTTAAATCGTAGCTTTGTCTAAATCCAAATTATTATTACAATGGAACAGTACAAAAAATTGGTTGTTGCTTCTGGAAAGTACACCGTCAACGGGGAAGAGAAAACCCGTTGGATTGAAATCGGACGAGTGCTTAAGGCACCCACCGGATTCAAAATCAAGCTTGACGCTATCCCCGTCGAGTGGAACGGATGGGCCGAAATGGTAGACATCGAGCGTAAAGAAGGTGCCGCCAAGCCGGCTCCCAAAAAGACGCAATCTGTAGTAGCAGACGACGACCTTCCTTTCTAAGTGAAGCACGAAGAGTCTAGACTCCAACGAGCCTGCGTTGCCTGGTTTAGGATGCAGTATGCAGATAAAGCATATTGCTTATTTGCCATACCAAACGGAGGCCGTAGAGACAAGATTACTGCAGCCATTATGAAGGGGGAAGGCGTACTCGCAGGAGTCGCCGACCTCTTTCTTATGGTCCCAAACGAAGGCTTTCATGGCCTATGGATTGAGATGAAGACCCCAAAGGGGAGGGCTTCTGACTCACAAAAGTTGTTCGAGTCCCTATCTAAATCCCAAGGCTATGAATACCGAATCGCAAGAACGTTGGATGAATTCCAGTTCATCATCAATGATTACCTTTGTACAAACTCGAAAAGAAATGTCGTACTACACGAACATGGAGATTCGGGAGCAAATTGACAACGTGCTGAGGGACAATGCGATTATGTTCGCTAACCTCGGAGCAGGGTCGAGCAAGACAGAGGTTGAGCGTGCCAAGGTAACGGAACGCAAGAACCTTAGACAAGTTCGAAACCTAGACTGCACGTTCGTAGATGCGCTCCTTTCGGCCTGCGACTGATAATCAGTCAGATACAAGCCAAGAGCCGCCCAAAGAGGGGGAAGGGACGAATTGCCCCAATTCAGATTGGATTTTTATTTACTGGGACACCTAATTATGGACTATAACAGCGACTTTCGCTACGACCTCAAGCTTGGACAGCTTGGCGAAACATTTGTTGCGCAACTGTTTGCAAGTAAACTAGTTGAGGTAAAATTTGACTTCGGAACATACCGCACGGGGAACTTCTACATTGAGTATGAATCCCGTGGTGTCCCGTCAGGAATTGCAACCACCCAAGCAGACTATTGGATGCTTATAGCCGCATCAGAAAAAGGTCTGCGCCACAAACAAAATATAGGCACACTTGAGGCCGACGATGTGTTGTACTGCATCTTCATGCACGTCAGCGAGCTCAAGGAGCGATGCCGCAAAAACTTTTACCGAAGAGATGTTCCCGGGGGAGATGATAACACCTCCCTCGGTCTACTGATTAAAGTTGAACATCTGTTTCTGCCAAGCCTGCACCGGTTTGTCTAATCACTATCATCAATCGTTTTTGTACTCGTAGTACTTCTCAACGGTCTTGTCTGATACGATTGTCTCTCCGATAACCTCTTGGTATCTCATGATTTGCTCAAGGACTTTGATGAGTTCCGTCCTGCCTTCCTTCTCGTCTATTTGACTGAGTATCTCCGCACGCTTTTGAGGAGAGTTAGCGCGCACTACTGTCTGAGCTTTAGCACTAAGCATAGTGCTTCTCGTTATCTCCGCCACGTAATACTCGGCCATGCTCTCCGCTTCATCTGACGTCATGTCGTAAGACTTTTGAATGCGCTCCAAAGCCTCAAGAGTTACTTCCTTGTGCTGTTCGGGCTCCCAACGCTCAGCGATGGCCTTGATGTCACGACGCACACGAGAGCGGGTGTTCTCCTCCTGTGTAGACTTTTCAAGACTGTCGTAGCGGTAGGCCGCCTGCCAACCAAGATTTCCTTCACGGACGATTCTCTTCGTAATTCCACCAGTACCCTTGAGGATTTCTCCAATACCCTCTGGAGGTCTTACGGTTCCCTTAACTACCCCAGACTCAATAAGTCCATCGTAGGTAAGGTTGTCCGTAGCAGAGAACATCATTCTTAAGAAGTACTGATTGTCTACACGGGTAAACATCTTTTCGAAAGAAGCCTGGAACTGCTTGGGCTTTAGACCCATCTGCTGGCCAAGAGCTACGAATGTTGCACGGGTGCGGTCATCGTACTTGTCCACGTCTGCGAGCTCGCCAAATCCCTCACGGAATACTTCGTCACCAGTGTAAGTATCGTAGTTTGCTTGGTAGGCAATCGAGGCCCCTACAAGAGGAACTTGACCGACAATTCCTAGCATTGCGTCTAAAACATTCTTGTTTTCAATGCCCTTGGCAGCAGACTGTCCAGCAAGCGGGATGTAGTATTCAGCACCGAGAACCACAGCACTCTTTAGGTTGCTTGGGTGGCGGTCGCTAAACATCGGATTCACGCTGTCTGCGATGGCCTGAGTGAGTCGCACAAACGGAGCCATTTCGTATGGCATACCAATCACGAACGCCTCAGGAACTGCAGACTTGGTCCATCCCTGAACATACTCCCCGGTGTTCTTGTCCTTCCACTTGCCGCTGAGAACGACAATGTTTCTGTCCTTGATTTGAGGAGAGAAGTAGTCTAGCGCATGCGGGCGCTTTTCTCCATTCTTATCGAACTCCTCGTCGGGTTCTCCAATCATGTTATTGAACGCCATGATGGCCGCATATCCGATAGCAAACTCAGTAATCTTTAAGAATGACCAGCCGTTTATCAGTTTCGGGTCGTTAGACACACGGGTTCCAAACAGCTTGTCGCCAGCCAAAGGAGACAAGTAGTAAACGCTCGTCTCGATAGCTCTAGTCGCAGCATTCGTGTATGGCAAGAATTTCTCGACAACATAAGATGCTTGACCACTGATTGCGTAGTCCATGTGCTGGCGGGCCTTTGCAGCTGCGAGCGTAATAAGCTCATCTTCAGTAAGATTTGGCCTTGCATTTTTCAGGTCACGGTACGTCTTCTCAAAGATTGCCAGACGAGTAATCTTCTCTGACTTCTCTTGGAGGAACAGCATGCCCTCTCTTAAGTAGGTTACACCAAGCGATACCTTATTCGCTCCGTCCCCAGCTCGGCGCTCCGTAATGCCTTTGGCAACGTTACGGAATCCAAGCGGAGAGTCAGAAATGAAGTCCATTGCGTAACCACCCTTTTCAGCAGCCATAGACACGCTCCGGTTTCCAGCCAAACGATTGACGGCAATTGGCGCAGCATACTTAAGATAGTTTGCCATGCTTCCGGTGAGTGTATTTCCAAATGCATTCGTGAATGAGTTTACAAACAAGAAGTCACGGAATACGTTGACGGCAGCGAACGCAGGGTTTCCGATGGTTGCAGCAAGCTTAAGACCGCTTGAGCCAGTGGCAATACCAATCATTTCCATGAATCGCTTCTCGGCCTCGGTGCCAGCGCCCCAAGTCTCAAGCCCACGCCACGTTTTGTAGAACTCTAGACTTACACGAATTCTTACGATGTTATTATTCTTGTCGTAGAACTCAATTACTGTCGTTCCAGGAGCAACCTTTGGCGGGTATTGAATGACACCAAACCGGTCACGCTTCACTGAGCCGTCCTTATTTAACAACGGCTGTTCGATAGACGCAACTCCATTGTTGGGCGAAGCAACCACAAAGTCGTAAAGCTTAGACGTGAGCTCGTTTCTGCGCATGGTGCGCTCATGAGACACAATCGTTGCGGCGAAAAGCGTTGCGGGGTCTGTAACCATCGCATCTTCGGTGCCGCTTCCAAGCTTTTTAATGCCACTAGCAGGGTTTTGAGAAAGCACTCCAAGCTCAGACATCATCTCACGGTCAACGAGGCGCTGTAGGACGATTCTAGGGCTGTAGCCGTAGTCCTTGAGTGCATCGTAAATGCCTTGAGAGATGAGGCCAGCATCAAACTTCTCCTTCAAGATGCGCTTGGTTTCGGCAAACATTTTGTCTACCACTCCATTTGCATATTCAAAGGTCTCTGGGCTTTGTTGTTTTCTCTTTTCTAGGTGAGCCTTAGCCTTTTCGTAAGTAATTCCTTTCGGGTTCTTAATCGGGTCACTCAGCTCATCAATCCTTGCGGTAGAACCAGTGATAACGCTTACACGCTTAGACATTTCAGACGCAATGCCTTCCACTCTTACGAGCTCGGCCGTGTACATCATGATGTCAGAAGAAAGCTCTGCCTGACGCTCGATTTCGCCAGTGCGGATAGCCGCCTCAAGGTTTCTTTCAGAACGCTTGATTCGTGCACGAAGGTCTGACCTTGTAGTTCTTGCCGTTTCAAGCTCCGCCTTAATCTGAGCCAAGGTAAGTCCGCCAAGAGCATCTTCTTTTCTTTTGTACTGCTTGGCAAGCATAGCGTCTCTGCGGTCTTGAATTTCAATGACGGTGCGGGCCATGAGCGCCTCTTCAATCTCCGTCATCTCATTCTTAGAAACCAAGAGAGCGTTTTTACCAAACACCTCACGTACTTTTTCTTCCGCAAGCTTGGATGCGTAGATGGATTTTCCGCCTTCCGTTCTTACGTATGCCTCAAGCATTT